ACATGATATCATGAAGCAAGTCAACGAACTTGAACGCAAGGACCGTGTCATGATTGTAGTTGACTCTGTGGGTAACCTTGCTTCTAAGAAAGAAGTTGATGATGCCCTAGATGGTAAGTCGGTTGCAGATATGACCCGCGCCAAGCAGATGAAGTCTCTGTTTCGTATGATTACGCCACATCTTACCATCAAGGACATTCCTATGGTAGTTGTCAATCATACTTACATGGAAATCGGTATGTTCCCTAAGGCAATCGTTTCTGGTGGTACCGGCATCTACTACTCGGCTGATAATATCTTTATTATTGGTCGCCAGCAAGAGAAGCAAGGCACTGAGGTAGTTGGTTACAACTTTATCATTAACGTCGAAAAGTCTCGTTATGTTCGTGAGAAGTCAAAGATTCCTATTGAAGTTACCTTTGAAGGTGGTATCAGTAAGTGGTCTGGTCTACTTGATATGGCACTAGAAAGCGGTCACGTTATCAAGCCATCGAATGGTTGGTACCAGTTGGCAACAGAAGAAAAGAAGCATCGCTTGAATGATACATACAACAAAGAATTCTGGATGCCAGTTCTGACCGACCCAACATTCAGTGACTGGATTGAAAAGCGATACCGCATGGCAGGCGGACAAATGATGGAGGGTGAAAATGTGGAAATTCTTGACGAAGATGTTTCAGAAGAATACGAAAATCTGTGACGAATGTGGTTGCGGCATCAATCCTAAGAAAGATGCTGCAATCTGTCTTCATGGTTCAGAACATGGCCTAACTTTTGAGAAGTGGGTATGTGAAGATTGTTGTATGAAGATTGCTAATGATTATGAAGAATATTTTGAACTAGAGGATGTGAATGTTGCAGAAGAAAATTGAAACTATTATCCTAAGTAAGTTGATTTCGGATGAGGATTACCTGCGTAAGGTAATCCCATTCATTAAAGATGAATATTTTACAGACAACGCCGAGAAGTTAATCTATCGTTACATCAACGAATTTGTTACCAAATATAATTCTCTTCCTACCATCGATGCCATAAACATTGCTCTACAAAATGACCGCAAGGTAAATGAGAAAGAGTATCAGCACGTTACAGAAACTCTAACCGCACTTGATGATGATGTGGATGCCAATGAGAAGTGGCTTCTAGACCAGACGGAAAAGTTCTGTAAAGACCGAGCCGTGTATAATGCTATTATGCAATCAATTCAAATCATTGATGGCGAAGACAAGGTACATTCGCAAGATGGTATTCCTTCCATTCTCCAAGATGCATTGGCAGTTGGGTTTGATAACAACGTAGGACATGACTACATTGATAACGCCGAAGACCGTTTTGATTTCTATCACCGGGCAGAAACTAAGTTGCCGTTTGACCTCGAGATGTTCAACAAGATTACCAATGGTGGTCTACCAAATAAGACATTGAACATTGCTCTTGCTGGTACTGGTGTTGGTAAGTCTCTGTTCATGTGCCACATGGCTGCTGGCGCCTTGGGTCAGAACAAGAACGTTTTGTATATCACCCTCGAAATGGCAGAAGAACGTATCGCAGAACGCATTGACGCCAACTTGATGAACGTCAACATTCAAGAACTCAAAGACCTATCTAAGTCAATGTTCGACCAGCGGATTGCGAAGATTCGTTCGAAGACAGAAGGTCGTTTGATTGTCAAAGAATATCCAACAGCAAGCGCCCATGTTGGCCACTTTAAGGCTCTGTTGAACGAACTTCAGTTGAAACGAAACTTCAAGCCAGATGTTATCTTCATTGACTATCTAAACATCTGTGCATCTAGTCGCTACAAAGCATCGTCTGGTGCCAGTTCTTACACAGTCATTAAGGGTATCGCAGAAGAACTTCGTGGTCTGGCAGTAGAGTTTGACTTGCCAATCGTCTCGGCTACGCAGACAACCCGTAGTGGTTATGCAAACTCCGACGTTGAACTAACAGATACTTCGGAATCATTTGGTCTACCAGCAACCGCCGACTTGATGTTTGCCCTTATCGCAACGGAAGAACTTGACAAGATAGGCCAGCTGATGATAAAGCAGTTGAAGAATCGTTACAACGACCCGGGCGTAAACAAACGCTTTATGGTTGGTATCGACCGTGGCAAGATGAAACTATATGACTTGGAAGATGATGCTCAGGCTGGTATTATGGACTCTGGACAAGATGATGTTCCAGTGTTTGAAAATACTACCATTGGCAAGCGAAGAGATTTCTCAAAGTTTGAGTTTTAACTTGACAACCTGTTATAAATGTAGTATAAAGTAATTATGCGCCGTTAGCTCATCTGGATAGAGCGCGAGACTTCTAATCTTGAGGCAGCAGGTTCGAGTCCCGCACGGCGCACCAGTTTTTAGGAAATAATATGGACGAATTGAATCTTAAACTTGTAGTCTCCTCATTTGTGTGGACAAATGTTGGCAGTTCAGAACTTCCTTTATGGAAAACAGTTGGCGCAAAAGAATATATCGTAAAGTATTTTACTGGCGAACCAACGTTTCAAATGATTAATGAAGAACTTGATAAGGTCTCTCACATGTTTGAAGGTGGTGATTCATTTGTTCGTGAAACTGTAGCTGGCTTTGAAGTTTATTTTGCAGACGCCCCTACAAATTCTGAAACATTCCAAGCCAATCTAAATGGCGCAATCGATTTTCCTCCTATCGATCTTACCACAGTGGATGTCACTGAAGAATTGAGTGCTATACTGGCATAAAAATACCGCTTGACATTTCCTCAGAATCTGCTACTATATAATAGTAGATAGAAAAGAGAGAGTGTGATTCGAAAGTATTATAAATATAGGGAACATTATATAGATGGAACTCCTATGTTATCCTTTACACAATTTATCACTGAGGCGACCCACACTGGTGGTATTGCTCATATAGAGCATCCTTCTGATAGATCATTTGATAGTCAAGACGCTGCACACCACGCATTGGAAACTCTGCGTGGTGTTGCACGTGGGAAAACACCATCTACTCGTAAGATAGATGATAGAATGTCTTTCCATGTAATTCGAACACCTGATGGTAAGATAGGTGTCAAGTATAAGGGTGCTGGTTCTCACTACAACTATTCTGCCGCAGATATTGAAAAGCAACATGGCCATAAACCATATCTTGTCGGTCCTCTGAAAGCACTTCATGCCCACCTGGGTAAAGTAATTCCAAAAAAGCCCGGTGAATACCAGGGCGGATATATGAGCGAACCTTCTGGAAGATCAGAATACACCTCACACATCTCGCATACTCCAAATACGATTGAATATCGTGCAGATGCTGGTAGCGAAGAAGCAAAGAAGCTAAAGAAATCCAAGGTTAGTGTCACTATACATACGGAGCTAAAGGGTCCAGAAAGAACCGCACATCCTATCACGGACATGTCGCACTTTCAATCTCATCCTGATGTTCACATGGTACAACATCTTGTATCAGACAAAGAGCGTAAACTTCCTTCTACAGTTAAGTCTCAAGCAGAAGAGCATCTGAGTGCGGCAGAAAAGTTGATGAAAAGTCACTCGTATCAGCATCTGCCTGGTCACGAAATACACCTAAGAACATATATCAATAGAACTGTTACAAGCGGTGAAAAACCTTCAGTCGAAGGATACAGAAAGCATTTAGAAACTTCGCACCAGAAACTGATAGATGCCGTCAAGACTCCGGCTGCTAAAGAGCGCAAGACTGCTACTATGAATACTCATCTATCCCAGGTAGATGCCAGCAAAAAGCACTTTCAAAGATCGTTTCAAATTCACCACCATTTACAACAAGCGACCAATCATCTTGCTAGAGGATTAGATCGTGCTGCCGGCGGTGGGTTCTCGACACATATTAATGGTGCAGCCGCTGGCGGCGAAGGCTATGTTGCTCATGGTCTAAAGGTTGTTGACCGCGAAGGCTTCTCGAAAGCTAACCGAGAGCGCAGTGCAATTCTAAGAGCAAGTAAGGGCAAATAGTGGCTGACGTTCATCATCATATCACACAAGGTAGAATGAACCCAATCACGGTGGGTCATGAAGCTGTTGTAAACCAGGTGCGTAACACGGCTGGTTCTCACGGACATACCATCGTTCTTACTGGCACACATGATTCTAAGAAGAATCCTTTGACGCCTGAACAGAAGTTGAAACATGCCAAGAGAGCATTTCCAGGTGCGAATGTTCGTCTTCTAGATAAAGAACATCCCACTCTCCTACACCAAATGTCAAGACTTCATAGTGAAGGTGTTACACACCTACACTTACACGTTGGTTCGGATCGGGCACATGAATTCCATGCTCTCGCGCATAAGTATAATGGCAAAGAAGGTCGTCATGGCCACTACAACTTCAAAAAGATTACTATTCATACTGTTGGTAAAGAACGTTCGGATGCCGATACAGGTGTAGCCGGCGCCTCTGGTACAAAGATGCGTCAACATGCAGCCGCCGGTAACGAAAAAGAATTTCATAAGATGGCACCTAGTGCAATGTCCACAAAGCATAAGAGTGAACTCTATAAAGATGTTCGCCGTGGTATGGGTCTTCACGAGTCAGTTTCATTCAAACAGTTTCTAGGACTCTAACATGAGCAAATTTCTAACATACCTTAAAGATATGATGTCAGACGGTGGTAATCCATCGACTAAACGTATGGTTGCAGTTGTATCAACTCTGCTTATTGCTACTGGTTATATTGCAAATCTATTCTGGGACTTCACCATCGAAGAGTTTATCTTCAACGGTGTAATGTATATTGTCATCGGTACTCTTGGTATTACAGGTGTAGAAAAGTTTGCACCAAAGAACCCAACGAAGAAGTCTGAAGAAGAATAAGGAATTAAATATGTTTGGTATGATCCCTCTCCCATATAAATTATTAGCAGGCGCTGCTTTAATACTTGGTGTATTCCTATATGGATACATGAAGGGATCAGCCTATGCTGAAGCAGAACTTCAAAGATTTGCTGCTAAGGCAAGCACACAAGTTGCCGAACTTGAGAAAAAGAATGCCGAAATAAGTAATAATGTAGTTACTGAATATGTTGATAGAACAAACACAATTAGAGAGAAAGAATATGTTTACATTGATACCGCTAAAAACATTGTTCCTAGCCAGTCTGTTATGTCTAACGGCTGGGTGTTCACGCACGACTCTAGTGCCACTGCCAGTGATGCCGACGCCACCAGAGCTTCTGATGCGTCCCCCTCAGGAATTACAGACACTACGGCCCTCGTCGGAATCATCACAAACTACTCCAGATGCCAGCAAAACGCACAGCAATTGATTGCTCTACAGAAGTGGATTGCAGATAACAAAACTGAGGTTGACCGTATCAACTCCGAGAAATCGAAGAAGTAATTGTTATAAATATAGCAAACGTTTAGCTTCTGGGGATACTTTTAATGGCTAATATTATTGAAAAAGCGAAGGCGAGACTGAAAGAGGCTCGTGGTTCTGATTACACACTGTATCACAAATCGTATACAGATGCAATCAATCACGCACTATCACACCACCAAAAGTCTGGTCTTCATGTAAGTGACGATGATAGATTCCAGCACGTTGGTGTTGGTTCGAAGAAGCCAAGCGAAGGTAATACCACTTCCGTAAGTATGCCAGCCACTCACATTAGCGGCAAGAAGCACATGGTACATGTCCAAGTATTCAACAAGGGTGGCACACACCCGTATGAATTGAATACCTATTCTAGTGGCATGGGTCGTAATGTCAAAGAAGCCGCTGATAATTATCCAAGAGAAGGCTTTCCTAAAGAAGGCGACTACGGCTATCATTCAAATGCTGGTCTAAAGCCACAAGAGAGTGATAGCGACGAAGATATGGACAAAGCATACAAGGTGGCAAACGGCGAAGAAGCTAAGAAGCCATTGAATGCAAAGACGACCGAAGTATCAAACAAGATAGAAGAGGTGCGCGGCGAAGACTCTAAGGGTCACTACCGTTCAACAGAAGATGGCGCTGGTCTAACTCGTAAGGGTGCTAAGGCTATGGGCATCAAGACGGCTGTTACTACACCTCCTAGCAAGCTGGATCCAAAAGGTGAAGCTGCTGGTCGTCGCAAGTCATTCTGCGCCCGCATGGGTGGCATGAAAGGTCCAATGAAGGACGAGAAGGGTCGCCCCACACGCAAAGCTATGTCACTGCGCCGCTGGAATTGCAACGAAGAAATCGAACAGATCAACGAGTATGGTAATGACCAAAACGCGCACAGAGTTAGTGCTGGTTATACACCGAAAACACCACCAAAAACAAAACCGATTGCTAGACCTACGATGCATCCTGCCGCTGAAAAACCAAGAACACCACAGAGCAGTGTTGGGTCTCTCTCGCGAATTCGTGCTGGCATGGCAAAACGTCTAAACAACAGCACGGTCAAAGAAGAACTAGGTAAAGAAGACGAATGGGGTAG